ATGCAGCCGGAGTTGTTCGGCCAGGATGAGCCGCCATGCCCTGGCTATGACGTTTGCCCCGTAAAACTTTGCGGATGCCGATGGCTAGGGCTTGGCACTCCGTTCGCCAGCGACGTAAAAAAAGGAACTATTTATGCCGATACAGCTTTACATGGGAACGATGATGGCCTATTATTAACTCATCGGGAAGCAATAACGCAGACCGAAACGAAATAGGATGACCTACATGAACACTCACCAAAAAGCACGTTACGCCGCATACATCGCGCAAGCTCAAATGACCGCTGACATGGGCGGCAACCACAAATGCATCGGCCATGATATTGGCGTGGCAATCCGTTACTGGATGCGGTTTTATGGTTAATCTCCCCGAGGCGGGTTACACCCCCGCCAACCTCCGCGCCCTGCTGAAACATGCAGGGCTGACCCAACAGGCAGCGGGCGAACTGCTGGCCGTTGACACGCGCACTGTCCGCAAATGGTGCGCGCCGCTGAACTCCGATCATGCGGACATGCCGCACCGGAGATGGTTGCAACTGCTCGCGGCTGTGGGGTGAGTTATGTGGTCACGGAAAACATGGGATGGGTGGCGATATGCGACGCACTCCGCGTCAAAAATAACCCACCCGCGCATTGCTGATTATGTTCGTTCGGTTGTTGGGCGCATTGCAAAAAATCGCCCCATGTACCGCGATGAATACGCAGCTATCGCCCTGCGCCTTGCTGAGCGTTTCGCGCACAGGAATGGCGTACACGCGACGATATCGGCCCTTGACATAACAAGCGAGGGCAAGCCGTGGATTCATTGCGGGTATGGCCGGGTGCTGCCGTCTGGCTGGTTTGAAATGTGCGCCGATGAGTGTGATTTCAGGCGCGAAGATGGCGAAAGTTGCTTGATTGAAGATAACGCGCACCTGCCTTTGTTTTACAGGTCTGTGGCTCATTACCGCAAGTTTAACGACGCCGCATATGCCGAGGCTGGCGGAAAATACAGCAAGCCAAAAATTATGAGGTGCGAGACATGCGGTGTTATTGGAAGCAGGCGATGGGTCAATTACAGCAACTGCAACCGCCACGCATACAAAGTTGATGGGGTTGAATGGGAAGATTTACCCGACATCCAGTGTCTTGGATGCGGGTCAAAGTCGAGGGCAATCTGGAAAAGATTGCGCGACATTCACGAGAATGGCGTAACGATACGCCGCATACAGAGAGCGATAAGCCATGAGCGAAAAAAACAGCGGGATGAAGCGCATCAAGACGACCGGGGACATGCGGGAGTTTCTTGCTGACATGATGCTTGGCATCAAAAACGGACACATCGACATCGACAAGGCCAGCCGAATCACAAAGATGGCCGGGCAAATTAACGAAAGCCTTTACGCTGAAACCAAAGTGGCGCAAGTGCGTAAGGCAGCGGGGCAGGAAATGGGGGTGTTGGGGTCTATGCATCTGAACGATACGACAGAATCGGAGTGATTGCGGACGGGCTGGGGATGGGCTAACATCCGAACATCCCCTTCCCGGAGCTATCCGGGTTTTTTATTCCGAGGCCAACATGAGACTGTCTACGTATTTCTCACTCGCGGAAATGACAGTCTCGGGTTACGCCGCACGTCACGGCATCAGCAACATCCCCGGCCCCATTGAACTCGATAGCCTGAAGCACACTGCACAGCAACTTGACCGGGTTCGCGCCTTGCTTGGCGTTCCGGTCATTGTCTCATCGGGCTATCGCTGCCCACCAGTCAACGCAGCAATAGGCGGCGCAAAGAACTCGCAGCACATGACAGGACAGGCTGTTGATTTCACCGCGCCATCGTTTGGCAATCCCGAGGCGGTTGCAAAAGCCATCGCAGACAGCCATATTCCGTTTGACCAACTCATCCTGGAATACGGGCAATGGGTTCATGTTTCATTCACCACGCGCCATCCTCGCGGCGAGATACTGACGATAACGCGAGACGGGGCAGTCAAGGGGCTTCCGAAATGAAAACCGTAATCCTCTGCCTGCTGCTGACCGGATGCGCCGGTATGCAAAACATGCCCGTCTGCCCGGAATTGACGCTAAAGCTATGCCCGACCACGGCCTACAGATAATGGCGCTCGTGCTGATTCTGGCCATTGTAATTCCGCGTCAGGTCATGCGGCCTGATGCTCCACAACCGAAATGCGGCGACAGATGCAGGACGGCCAGCCGATGAAATACCGACTGAATGATTTTGGAGGCGCACTTGAGCAAGCAATCAGATCCGGCGTTGGGCCGGGGTTTCTCGGGATGGTCGTTGTGTTAAGCCGCATCATGTACCAGGGCGGGCGCAAGAAGTGGCGCGCAACGATTGGCGAGGCCGTATTGGTGGCACTGGCTACCGGCACAGTCGGCCCGTTGCTGGCCTATGCTGGCCTCGACCGTGACCTTGCTTACCCGCTGGCGGTTTTCATCGGGTACGTGGGGATTGACCGGATTGCGTTGGCTGTTACGACGAAGCTGGGAATCAAATGACAAACCCTGTCGGACGACCGCGCACCACTACCGCAGACCTCCCAGATGACTGGCATGAGATCGTTCGTCAGTGCGGGCAGGACGGGCAATCCGCTGTAACCATCCGCTGCAAATTGGGCATTGGCATGTCGGCATGGGAAACCCTGCTTGAAGATTCCGAGGATTTTCGTGAAACCGTAAAGGAAGCCAAGGCGCTGAGTGAGCATTGGTGGGAAGAACGTGGTCGGGAAATGGCCATGGGCGCAGACGGAAACGCGACCGTCTGGATTTTCAACATGAAGAACCGGTTCGGCTGGAAGGACAAGACCGAGACCGAGCATACCGGCACTGTACAAGTAACCCAGATCACCCGACGCATCATCAAGCCGACCCCTGATGGAACTGGTAATTGAGACGCGCGCATGGGCCGAACCACTGCTATATCCTGCCCGGTACAAGGGCGCAAAAGGCGGGCGAGGCTCCGGCAAATCGCATCTGTTCGCCGAAATGCTCATCGAGGAGCACGCGGCAAACCCGCATCAGCGCTCCGTTTGTATCCGCGAAATCCAGAAATCGCTCCAGTTCTCCGCCCGCGAGCTGCTGAAGCAAAAAATCACCGCGCTCGGCGTCTCGCATCTGTTCGAAGTCACCCTGACCGAGATCCGTTCACGCAACGGCAACGGCATCATCATATTCCAGGGGATGCAGGACCACACCGCCGACTCCATCAAGTCACTGGAAGGATTCGACCGCGCATGGGTGGAAGAAGCACAAAACCTGTCCGCCCGCTCCCTGGAACTGCTGCGCCCGACCATCCGTAACGAGTCATCCGAAATCTGGTTCAGTTGGAATCCTGACCAGCCTGATGACCCTGTTGATAAGTTTTTTGCCGACCGGCCCAAGACAGGCCCGGAAGCGGATGGCTTCATTCTGGTGCATGTCAACAGCACGGATAACCCGTTCCTACCCGAAACGTTACGCAAGGAGCGCGAGTACGACCGGAAATACAATTCCGATTCATTCGCGCATGTTTGGGAAGGCGGGTACAACACGAAATCCGAAAGCCAGATATTCAAGGGCAAATGGCGTGTTGATGAGTTCGACCCGGCAGCAGACTGGCAAGGGCCATATCACGGCCTGGACTTCGGATTCGCCAACGACCCGTCCGCCGCCGTCAAATGCTGGATACACAATGACCGACTATGGATTGAGCGCGAAGCTGGCCGCGTGGGGCTGGAGCTGGATGACACCGCCGCATATCTGGAGCAACGCATCCCCGGCATCTGTTCGCATGTCGTCCGCGCTGACTCTGCGCGCCCTGAGTCCATCAGCTACCTGAAGCGACCTGACCCGAACAAGCAGCGCCCGCACATGCCCCGCATCGAGCCGGTGAAGAAGTGGGCCGGGAGTGTCGAGGATGGCATCTCCTTCATCAAGTCGTTCCGCGAGGTTGTCATTCACACTCGATGCGCGGAAATGCAGAAAGAGGCGCGGCTGTACAGTTTCAAGACAGACAAACGGACGGGTGATATACTGCCCGACATCGAAGACGCCAATAACCATTATTGGGATGCCGTGCGCTATGCACTGGGCGGCATGATCAAAAGTGGCGAAATCCCCGGAATGCCAAAAATGCGGATGAACTTTTGATGACCGACAACGTATCTTTTGAGCGCGCCGACTATCGCGAGGCTCTGCCGCAGTGGGCATTGGCGCGGGATTTCATTGATGGCCAGGCCGCAGTCAAAGCAAAGGGCGTCCTGTACCTACCAGACCCGAACATGCTTGGCGATGATAGCAACGGCGCAATCTATGCCCGCTACCTGCAACGCGCCTGTCTTTTTCCGGTCGTTGGCCAGACCTGCAAATCCATGATTGGCGCAGCGTTCGGCAAATGGCCGGAACTGTCCACGCCTGCCAACCTGCAATACGTGGAAACCGACATTGACGGCAGCGGCATCAGCATCTATCAGCAGTCGCAATCCGTCACCGCTGACGTGCTTCGCGCTGGCCGGGCCGCATTGTTTGTCGATTTCCCAGAATCCTCCGGCGCGCTATCAGTGGCTGACATGCAAACCGGCGCTATCCGGCCCAATGTAATCGCCTATCCGCCCGAAGCCGTCATCAACTGGCGGACGGAAAAAGTCGGGGCGATTAACCGGCTGTCGCTTGTCGTCCTCCGCGAGACAGCGATACAGGCTGGCGATTTCTCGCTGACGGAAGTCGATCAATGGCGCGAGTTGCGGCTGATGGATGGCGTCTATGTCGTCCGGCTGTGGCAGCGCGACACCAACCGGCCCGATGAGCTAATCCTCGTCGGCGAGTCCATGCCGACCATGGCCAACGGTCTGCCGTGGTCAGAGATTCCGTTTTGTTTTATCGGTTCGGAAAACAACGACCCGAACATCGACAATGCCCCTTTGATGGACATTGCCAGCCTCAACGCCAAACATTACC